CGCCAGCAAAGTCGCGCGGCCCCTTACTGACTCCACCCGCGGCACCGCTCCGCGCGGCACCAAGCGGGATTGCGAGATAACGCCCGCGCGTGGGGCGGATCGTCGCCCCGAACTCGTGCACGCCCGCATAGACTGGATTCGTTCGGCTCTTGCCCTCGATGAACACGCGCCCCGAGAGCCACGGCCCTACCGCCTTGATCTCCCGACGAACGGACGAGCGCAACCGGCCCGACCGAACACCTAGCGTTGCCGGCCCCGTACCCGATGCGTATCGCGTGAGGATCTCGCGCTCGATGTCGTTCACCGACTCGCGCACCGTCTCGAGCTTCAGCCGGCGGAGCATCTCTGCGCGCTTCGCGAAGTCGGGCTTTTGGCGGATCGTGATCGACATCACCAGACCCCATAGCGCGAGGTTACGGTCAGCGCCCGCGCGGCCATGCGCGTGATCGGCCGGCGGCGATGCTTCTCGATCAGGCGCCGCCATCCACGCTCGTGTTCCTTGTCGATCGGATCCATAAACGTCGTATATCCCTGCCCCATGAACGACTCCGACACCTTGGCCTTCTTCCGCGTGTCGTTCCCTAGCAGCAGGATGTACGCGTGCTCAAGGACACCGCTCCACACGTCGGGCAGTGCATCCTTGACCTCCTGCTGATCCGCGTAGCCCGCGCCGTACTCGATCGTCACGTTAGGCACGCGCAGGAACCGCGGATACGGGAAGACGCGACCGCCGGTCAACGCGAGCCAGGGCAGGCCATCGGTTCCATCCGCAACGCGGATCACGTCGGGGTCGCCTACGTCGACTGCCGAATCACCCTCGATCACGACCGAGATCAGGTCGATGACCGGATAGAACCGGAGTTGGAGATAGGTTTTCCCATTCCCCACCCGGCGCTCGGCGTAGTCGGCTTCGAGCAGCTTCTGACCGATACCCGCCTCGAACTCGCCCTCGGTCTGCGAGATGGCAAGATCGAGTTCGGCGTCCCGAGAGTTGTCGGAAGCGTCGATCACGAGCTTAGCCTTGAGTTCGTCGCGCGTAATGATCGAGCCCATGTTTATCGGTGGTGATCCGGCCTCGCAGAGCGGTTCTCGACGGTCGGCCCCTTACCGGGCTCCGGCTTCTTGAACTTGCGGCGCTCCTCGGGCGGCAGCGGCCAGGTCTTCATCTTGATCGCCGCGCGTTCCTCGTTCGTGATCTGCGGACCCCAATCGGGAACCAGCTCATCGTCGCCCGGCACCGACTCCACGAGGTAGCGCTTGAACTTCCTGAGAAGTTGCGCGGCAGCCCCCGGCCCGACGATGATGACCTCGCCGGGATTGAGCATGAGCCCGGGCACCTTCTTCTTCACTGTCAGATGCGGCATTGCTGAACCTGTCCTTTCTTCAAGCAATGGAAGGAGGCGCATGAAGCATGGTCGCCGTTGCCGATGCGAAGGGAACGGTCATAGACCGCCATCCCGGGGGTGTGGCATACCGGAAAAGAACCCCCCTTCGCTCCTGCTCCAAACGACCATGCATTCATGCGCCTCACTTTCCGCCGCTAACTAGGCTGCTGCGATGTTGATGATCACTTCCTCAGTCTTCTCGGTCGCGGCCCGCATCTTTTGCAGGTCCGCCGAGTACCAGGCAAAGACGTAATCCTGGTTAACGAGCGCCTGGCGATCCGTCTCGGTCGTGATCCCGCGCCAGTTCCCGAGCCAGTAGCTCGGCCGGTGGAATCCGATAAGCACGGTCGTGTTGTTGGTCGAGGTCGTCTGGTAGCCAGTCGCCGAGACATTCGATGGCACGTACTCGGAGACGACCACCGGCGAGCCGAGGATCGAACCCACCTGCCCGGTGACGACGGTTGCCCGATCGCCGATCTTGTCGACGGTCGCGAACTCCGTCACGTCGAGCAGATCGAGGTACGAAGCCGGCGAGCAGCACCAGAGCCAATCGCTCGGCTCGATTGCGTACCGGCCGCACCGCTGCTTAGCGAGCACGAGGTCATCGAACCCGACCGATCCACCGCCAGCAACGAGCGTGATCCCCGAAGCCGCAGCATTCGCGCGCACGCCGTTCCACAGGATCTTGTTGTCCACGCGACCAGTAGCATCGGCCGCCGTGTAGAGCGTCTCGGAGTCGATACCAGGCGAGGTCTTGTCGCCGTTGAAGAACGTGTCTTCTGCGGCGCGCCGGATCCCGTCCATTGCTTCCCCGATGGTCCATTCGATCATCGGGATGATCGACTCTTCGATAAACTCGCGAGTCGAGATGATTACCGACCGGAACCGGGCCACGTCGAAGGTCACGCGACCGAACGGCGCGCTCGAATCGTCGTACATCTGCGCTGTGGTCGGGTTGACGTAGGTCGTCGGCGCCGCCACGACTTCGCGGAACCCGTGCGCCTTGCCGGCAGCCAGGGTGATCGGGCACCGCCAGAGAGCTGCCGGGAGCTGGAAGCTACGGATGTTCGGGAGCACCGCGCCGCGGATCTCCAAGTAGCGCATAAGGTCGGCGCCGAGCACGTCGGGCACCCAGAGCGCTTCCGCCGTTGCCTGCGTGTCGAATGCGCGCTGATAGAACTCGTCCGGGAAGAAATCCATCTGAAGTTGGCGGTACTCGTGCCACCACTTCCGAACCTGGATATTCTTCGAAGCAGCAACGACGTAGTTGGTTTTGCCGGAGAGCCGCGCGCCCAGGCTGATAATCGCAAGGCGCGAGGAAAGGTACTGGAAGCGCTCGACGTCCTTCTGGTCCGAGTGCGACGTCAGGAAGTCGCGATAGATCGCCCACGAGTCTTCCTGAGTCGTAGACGTCTTCGCCATCGAGCGGTAGAACGAGAACTCACGGCGAGGCACCAGGTCCACGCGGTGGCGCGGGTCCTCGTGCGACGCCTTGACTAGCTCCTCGACCTTCCGCTTCAGATCCTCGTCGAGTGAGGATTTGAGCTGGCCGAGTCGCTCGTCGACTTCCGCTCGTGTATATCGCTCAGTGAGATCTGCGCCGATCTTCTTCTTCTCCGCGTCCCATTGTTCCGAAATGTCGCGCTGGATCTTTACCAGGCGCTCCTCGATCGGGGTTTCCACGCATTGGCCTGTCTCCGGTTGCCAGCTTGTGTCCCCTTGACTTCATCGGACTGCCACCGCTCCTTGGTCGAGCTTCGCCAGCATCCATTCTCCTGGTGCTATCCAGTGAATCGAAGCGCCCGGCGAAAGGCGGCTGAACTCTTCCAAAGCCTTGCGCATACGCGAGAAGTCCTGGCCCCGTGAACCGGGGTTGTCTTCTTTCGGCGTCGCGTTTCCGTACTCCTTCTGCCCCGCGTAGATATTCGCGAGCGAGAGCGAAAAACCGACCAAGGTGAGTGACGCGCATCCGAGCCAGCCAGCGAGCACCACGGCCAAGGTCCCCGCCTGCGAGCCGAACGCCCCGCGGCGCTCGGGGTCAAAGCTCGGGTCGTCCAGGTGAAACCACTGGCCGCGCTCCTCGGCCGGCACGCTTTCGAGCACCTTCGGGCGGCACTCGTTCGCGCGGAATACGCACGCGGCGTCACGGTAGGCGTGCGCCTCGACCAGCTCGCGGATCATGTTCGAGTCGAAGGCCACGATGTACGACGGGAAGCGGTCGGCGTCCCGGTAGTAGGCGTTGCAAGCGATCGTCGGCCCGAACCACGCGCTCACGGGGAAATGCTTCCGCCAGGGCGAGTTCCCGATCACGAGCGCGTGCTCGCCGTGCTCGCGATTGCGAAGCGCTTCCATCCCGCGCGCGTAGTCTGAGGCGAGGAGCTTGCGCACTTATCCCTGCTTCTCGAAGGGCTTGAAGTTGTCGAGGGCTTGGAGCACCTCGCGCTTGGTACGCGCCTTGTTGACGAGATCCGCCACCGTCCCGACCCGCTCCTCGAACGCCTTCGCGGCATCGAGCACGAGCCCCTTGCGGATGTCTCCCACGGCGCTCTGGATCTCGATGCTCGCGCGCTTCATCACTTCGGCGACCGCGTTATCCGCGGCCAGCGTCCACTTGTCCCCGGCGGCCGTTACCATGCGCTGCACGACCGCTTCCTCGTCGAACGCGCGCCCAGTGACCACCGCGTTGATGTTCGCGGGGATCGAGACGAGCGAGACTTCCATCAACTGCATCTCGTCGAAGAAGATCGTGTCTTCCTCGAAGCGCGGCTCCTTCGTCGCGCGAAACCCGACCGAGTACGTGCCCAGGAACTTGGCCTTGGTCTTCCGGTAGAGCTTCGTCGCAAGTTCGTCGTCGGGATCGAACTCAGTAGCACCGAACAGCCCACGCTTCCGCGGCTCCGCCGACAGGGCGCGCCCGATCGGGAACATGGGGTCGTGCATCCAGAGGAACATCGGATTGCGTTCGAGGTAGACGGGCAGGCCCGCCTCCCAGCCCTTCGACTTGATGACGAAGTTGTCGATGTCGGGATCGGACGTGGAGAAGTAGCCCGACACGACGAGGCGCGCGTCATCCTTGTCCTCGGGTGCGCGCTCGGTGATCTTCGAGTTGCACGCGCGGAACACGTTCTCGCCGAGGTAGGCCAGGCGCCCGCGCGGGGTGCGCATGCCGGCCTGCCAATCGCGGTAAATGCTAGTTACCATCTCGCCCCTGATCCCTTTCTGCGCCCGCCACCGCTGACGCCGCCCGTGCGCTGCCCGCGCGCGGGGTATTTCAGGTTGGGCTTGGGAATCTTTCGGCCCTTCGCTGGGGCGCCGTCGAAATTGCCATCGGAGAAGGTCGGCACGAGAAACGACTCCAAACCGTTGTTGTAGATCTCCAAGATCTCCTGATCTGCGAGCGCACGCGAGTAGGCGAATGCCTCGTCGATGTAGCCATTTACCGGCAACCCGTTCAGTGTCGTCTGCGCCCCGACGATGAATTCGTTCGCATTCCCCGCGTTCGTCGCCTGCGCCGATCCACCGACGAGCTTGGCGCCGTCAATCAGAATGTCGGCGATGTCATCGTCCTCGCCCCGCCACCGAATCACGACGTGCCGCCACACTCCCGAGGTGTAACCGCTCGGCGCCGCGATCAGCGAGTTATTGAAGAGCAGGCCGTAGCTCCCCGAGCCGGGAAAGCCCCACCGCATCTCGATCGCTGCGCCCTTCTTCACAAGACAGGCGTCCGCCATCGAGTCGTGATACACCCACATCCCGATGGTCCACTCGATAGCGGGGCCGGAGTTCTTCCAGGGAAAACCCGCGGGGAGATCCCCGTCGAGACACTTAAGACAGCTCGGGGTCGTCGAGAACTTGCCCGCCGAAGCGACGCCATCATGAAAAATCACGGTCTGCTGGGGCACGCTTCCGTTCTCGACGAGGTGCGCCATTCCCGGTGACCAGTCGTAGCGTATCGACCCCGCAGCCTCGTCCATCGACCACCAGCCGAGGAGCCCCTTCGATGGGGCGAAAAACGCGGTGGCACCGACCATCGAGATTTTCTTCATCTCGGAGTCGGTGAGAGCACGCGCGAAGACGAAGGCGTCGTCCACGTACCCCGCGAGGAAGTTGGTCCCGGCACCGTCCTGGGCGCCAATTACGAAGGGGTTCGTGTTGTGGACCATCGAAGTCGCGGCCGTTACTGCTGCTTGCTTGGCCCCGTTGATCCAGAGCGAGAACTCGGCTCCGTCCCACCGGATGGCGGCGCACCACCACTTCGCGGTTGCCGTCACAGCGTCTGCGGCGATCGCGGCAGCGACCCCGAACTGCGCTGAGATCTTGGTTCCCGTATGCGCGTAGTACAGGAGAAAGCTTGAGTCCTTGCAGATGATGTAGTCAGAGCCCGAGCCCGCAACGGGGTGCACAAAGCAGCCAGCGGTGAATGCGCTCGTGGTGCCGCCGTTCTTCCCGGGAAAGCCCGCGGCAAGGGAGGAA